AACCTAAAGATTTTCCAGTATCAGAGTTTTGTAAGGCACTTCCAGCTTTTGTAATTGTAGTTGATGTAACTTCGCTGCCATCACTTACTTTAATGGTTCCTTTAATCGAAAGTGTTGAACCATCCCATAATAAAGCATTTCCATTATTACTACCTGTTAAATAAAATAAACCAGTATTATCCATATAGGTTCTCCAAGTACCACCATTATAATATCCTAAATTTGTAGAACCTAAATACAATCCGGCCGTACTTCCGGGCGTGGGAGCTTTTGTTATTCTGCCTAATGCATTGGTAAATACTTTATCATCTACCGCCGATGCTGATAATGATGCCGAAGTAGCTGCATTAGCTGCAAATAATGAACCTGATGTTACTGCATTTGTAGCGGCGGTTGACCCCGATGTAACCGCATTACTTGCAAATAATGAACCCGAAGTAACTGCATTTGAAACATTTGTTGTAGTTGCAGCATTACCACCTGTTATATTAATTGCTCCATTTATACTCAATACACCACCTGCCCAAGTTAAAGAATCACCACCACTTCCACTTAAATAAAAATTACCATTATTTGACATAAAAGTTTTCCACCCAGCACCATCATAGTATCCTAAAAAAGAATTACCTAAATAAAGTCCTGACGTAGAACCAACTAAAACTGTTGGTGGTTTTGCAATTAATCCGGTATTTGTTGTAAATGTTGTTGCTGCAACCGATGTAGATAATGATGCTGTTGCAGAGTTGATTGCTCCACTTACCGCAGTTAATGATGAAGATAGTGCAGTATTTGTAGCAGCATTTCCACCTTGTATATTAATTGAACCATTTATTTGTAATGTTGCAGTTGCTGCATTCCATGCCAATAAACCACCTCCAGGAACGGATGATGTTAAATAAAAATCACCCTGATTATCCATATAAGTTTTCCAACCTGTTGTGCCACTACCACTAAAATATCCCAAATATTCACTACCTAAATAAAGTCCTGGGTCGGACGCGGTTGGTGGTTGATTTAATTTACCATTTTCATCCGTAAAAATAAATTTATCCAAATATTGTGATGCAGAATAAACCTGATATGCCGATTGAGATGCGTTAAATGAAAACGAAGATGATACCGATGCACTCAATGTTGTCAAACTACTACTCAAACTTTGAGACGTAAATACCAAACTACTACTAACCAATGTTATACTTCCACTTGTCAATGTCAATGAATTTGATACCGATGCACTCAATGTATATACGGATGCACTTGTAAATCCAAATGACGATGATAATGATGATGATACCGAACTACTTACGATATTAATAGAACCACTAACAGAACCGCTTAATGTATTTACCGAACTACTTGCGGATGAACTATAAACAGTCATCGTTCCACTAATAGACGATGAAACCGAATTAATAACAGCAAGTGATTGTGATGTAGACGCACTTACTAATAATAAAGTATTATTAATATTGGCACCACCGGTAAATGTTGCCGATTGAGTTACTGCAACTGGAACATAATTATTATTTACATCATAAAATTCAAATTTAAAATTAAATGTTTCATTACCAATTACCGAAGGCATTGTAGTAACAAACGAAATCTCATCCGGTGAAAATGCCGTATCTTGTGATAATTTTAAACTAATATTTCCTAAATGCCACTCTCCTTGTGATTGTGAAAAATATAAACTAGCTGATGGAAAATCTGTTGGTATTTTAAATGGTATAACTGTATCTAATAAATTTTTAGTTGGTGAAATTCCAGATAAAGTTCCAATACTACTACTTGTTGAACCTGAAACCAAATATATTCCCAAATTACTTGCCGTAGATGATGAATAAAATGCATCTAAATTTAATTCATAAGTATTTGCACTTTTTATATCCAAAGATGATGTATATGTAAAATACCCACTACCTGTTAATCTAACACCACTTTCAACTCTACTGGATGTAAGAAATGAATTCAACGAACCTGTGTTCCAATAATTTTGAAGTGTTTCCGTTGTTAATATTCCCGTATTTCCAACCACACTTCCTACCAAATCATATGATGTTAATAATTCTTTTGATTCAACTAATATATCTTGTATTAAATCATAATCGGAAATATCACCCAATGAAGTTCTAAATACTTTTACTCTTTTTACATCACCTGCAAATGTTTCTAGTCTAGAAAGTTTAATATTTGCAAATGATTGACTTACTCCTGAATTTACTTTTGAACCACTTTCAATTCTATATATTGGACTTAATATTTCAGTAATGGACGCAACTGGTCTTTGATAAAATCGAATCTTTGTAGTATTTGCTAAAGACGGATTTACATTTATAGTTTTTTGCCACTTTACATTATATTTATTTTCCCAATCCAATGGAACAGGAAGTGTAACACCATTTGCATCTTGATACTCACTTAACTCACCCAATATTGTAAGAGTGCATGGGCCATACGCAGTATCTGGATAAACATAAACCGAAACTACTTTGGAAACACCTTCAAAATATTCGATTATAATGGGTTTATCATTATTATCTTTAAATGATGACGAAAAATATCCTTCTCCTGGTTCGTGATAAATTATATTACCCGCCGCATCTTTTAGTTCAATTTGTATTTTAGTATCTGCTAATAATTCTTCCGAACCTGCAATTAAAAATGCATTCTTTCCTCCTGTAAATGTATCAGGTAACTCCGTTACTTTAAAATATCGACTATTTGGTTCGGTATCCGTTACCAATACGGCGTATCTATCTAAATTTTTAGGGAATAAAGTTTTTTGTATAACTGCCATTTAATCTTTTTAAATAAATATCTCTAAAAAAAGAATTATCTCATATTTATCTAAAGAAAACTAATATATCTTTTAATAAACTAAAGAAAACTAAATAAGTTATGAAATACGCAATGTTACAAATCAAAAAAGAAACCCATGAACTTCTCAAAGGGTATTGTGAAGAACACGGGTTTAAAATGGGTAGTCTAGTTGAAAATCTAATCAAGAAACACGTCGGTGTCTCAAAACCACAATCTAGTGTGTTGAAGGCTGATAAGGTCGTTCTTAGAAATCAATCTTACTAAACCCATTTACTTTTTTTATTTCTATTAATCCATCTACGATATCTCTCATTTGTTCTAAGTGAGAAATAACCCAAATGAAATCAAATTGAGTTTTAAGATATTGCATCATCATAAATAAAGATGATAAGTTATCTGCGTCTAATGTTCCAAATCCTTCATCCACTACTAAGAAATTCGGACGAGGTAAGTTACATACATTAATAAGTGCAACTCTAATAGCAAGTCCACTAACGAACTTCTCCATTCCACTACACATCTCCAATGGCCATTCCTGGTCTTCGTAAACTATTTTTGCGTTGATTGATTTACCATCCATTTCCATTGTAACACCAAAGTCTACAACTTGTGCAAGGATATTGTTTACCTCATTCTCAATAACAGGTAAAGCTTTTGAAATTAATTCATACGGAATACCATCTCTCTTTACAGCATCTAAATAATAGGTGTATAATCGGTTCTTTTCCTCTAAGTCCTTAACCTCATTCATCTTTTGTTTGATACTATCTATGTAAGTCTGTAATGATGATATAGAACCATTTGTAGTTGCTATTTGTTTAGTAATATCTTTAATGTCAGACTCAAATCTTTTCTTTTCAGTTTCCAATTGTTTGATTTGTTTTTCTAACTCTTTATTACTTTGAATAGTGTCCTCATTCTCATAATACTTTTCAATATCATCCTCTACATTGTCCAATTGGGTTTCTAATAATTCTTTCTTTGTATCTAACCCAGTCAACTCAGCTTGTGTCTTTTCTTTAATGACATTTGCTTTTGACCATTTAGTTTTCAAATCATTATATTCATTCCATTGTGTTTCAATATCACCAAAAAGTGTAATTTGATTTAATAAGGCATCATAAGCAATGTTTAAGGTTTCTATTTCATCACCTTGCTTTACTAAATCTTCTTTTGCTTTCATTGCATCCTTTACGAATACATTATCACAACAAAACTTACAATTTGGGTCATACTCATGACTATCTAAATGTGAAATCTTTTTTTGATTAGACTCAATTGATTGTTCTAATAATGCAATGTAATGTCCTGTATTTTTCTTTGAATTTAATGCAATATCATATTGTTTTATAGAATCTTCAATTGGAGTATCGTTTATAGTCTTTCTATCTTCAATTGATTGTGAAAGTTCTATAAGTAAGTTTGTATATTCTTCAATTTTAACTTCTTTTGTTTCGTAATCTTTCTCCAATTGTTCTAATTGTAATTTTAAGTCATCTCTCTTTGCTTCTAATGTAGGTAAGTCTAAATTACCATCAATAGGAGTAAGGTTTCTACTTAAATCTAATATAACACTATCCAAACCATCCTTATCAGCATTTAATCTAGCCAATTCATTATCCAATTCTTTTAACTCACCTTTCTTTTCTTTTAAGTCATTTGCTTTATCTGCAAGTTCGGTAGTAAAGTCATTTTTCTTAAAGTTTTTAATCAATACTGAAACTTCTTTGATATCTTCAATTCCTGTTTCATATAATTTGTCAAAAACATTCAATCCCATAAATTGAGCAAGTAAGTCTTTTCTCTCACTTTGTGATTTGTCAATGAATATAGAATTATTACCTTGTAACGATAGTGCAGTCAATACGAAATCTTCATACTTACCAACATATTGTTCAATTACGGCATTTGTGTCTCTCCTTTCAGTTCCGTTCAAAGAAGTTTTATCATCACCATCTTGTCTATAAAACTGAACATCAACTTTAACATTTTTTCCTTTGTTTATAGTTTTTGCAGTTCTTTCAATGTGATAATCTATACCTTCAATTTGAAAATGTAAATGACAACTAAAATCTTGCTTCCTATTGTTTAATATATTCTGTGCTTTGAATGCTCTACTACTTTTATCATAAAGACAAAAAGAAATTGCGTCAAAGATAGATGACTTACCTTGTGCATTGGGTGCAAACAATCCCATCAATCCGTTTAACTTACTAAAATCAATCTTATTGTCCTCACCATAACTAAACATATTAGAAAACTCAAATCTAATCGGTTTCCAATAAATGTTTCTTAAAGTTTCCTCATGTGTAATTCTACTATTGACATCTCTGTTTATCTTTTCTAATTCACCTAAATCTTTTGCATCAACAAACGGCATCATTCTTTCCACATACTCATTTATTAAAGAGTTTTGATAGTTTATATCTGCAATGTTTTCAAAGTCTAATTTATTACCTCTATCTCCTGTTTTCTTTTTTGATAGAGAGTCTGTTCTAATAATTGTAAAGTCATCAACACCATATTTCATTTTGATTTCTGCAATTACTTTTTTAGTGTCCGCAGTATCGGTGTTTGACAATCTTACTCTTAAACGAGGATGTTTTGGCATATCATTTACAACTGGAACCTTACCATTGTCAATATCCATAGTATAATAACCATAGTCATTTTGAATGTCAATTTCCTCATAGGTCATTGTGTCTAAATCCCATGCTAAAAATCCATGTCTATCCAATGTCTCACCAAAGTTTTGTTGTAATAGAGAACCTGCATAAACTACCTTACAACCTTTCGGACTTATCATTTCTTGACGCTTATGAATATCACCTAATAAGGCTAAATCAAATCCGTCAAATATATCCGTTGTAAAATGTCTACTACTTACCACATACCCTATATCAGTTTGAGAATTATCAACGGGCCCATGGAATAACGCAATCTTTTTATTACCAAACATTTTGTCAGCACTAATCCAATTGTCTTTGTTATCTAAAATTGAAAATACTGAAAAATCAATACCACCAATTGAAAATACTTGTGTATCTCTTAAATAATAAAAGTTTTCTAATTCTAATGCATCAACTAATGGAGTAAGAACATCCATTCTATCCATGTTGTTCATATTACAATCGTGATTTCCAGTAATAAGAATTGTAGGACAGGTTTTAGCACACTCTTTGAATAACCAACTTATTTCGTTGACTAATTCAGGTGACATTTCCAATTTAGCGTGGGCAATATCACCTGCTAAATATATAATTGCATCTTCGGTTCCTCTTTTACGGATTTCCTCAAACATTTTTTCAAATACCTGTCTATACTCTTTGTGTCTTTTTACATTACGGATGTGAACATCGGCAATGTGGTAAATTGTTTTTAATTTACTACTCATAGTGAGTTTATTTTGTTTAATAATAATTCTTCGGGAGAAAACTCTTTGGTTTTCTTTAATTCCTCATAGAATTTTTCATACCCCATATCGGCGGCATCTTTGTCTTTAAGATACATCATTTTTACATGAATACCTTGCTTTCTAAAATATTCGGCAGCTTTAAGTGCCTCATTTATTGCATCGTTGTCTAATGAAATAATAATATCGGTAATACCACTCATAAAGATTTTTTCAACCAATATTCTTGATGGAAATTTACCTAATAATGGAATTGCATTTCTTTTAATAGTAATAGCATCAAATACACCCTCACAAAGTATAATCGGTTCGTTCCAATTTACCTGAGAGTCAAAACATATTACATTTTTACTGATTGGAGGATTTTTGTATTTCATTTTGTTCTCTGGATAATACGAACGAGAAACAAAGTAATTTAATGTGCCATCGGAATTGTATGATGGTATAATTACTCTTTGTCCATACAATCCTTCTTTACAATATCCTATGTTATATTTGATTATATCTTTAATACCTATTCCTCTTTGGGTTAGGTAATGTATTGCGTGTTTATATTCTGGATTAAACCCTTTAGGAACCTCACTAAGACTAATAAATTCTTTTGGTAGGGAAATGAACACCTTTGTATCGGCATCCTCTAAAAGTGGGTTATAATTGCTATCTCCGTATATCTCTCTAATAACCGAAATGACCTTTCTATCAACATCTAACTTTTTTAATAATGAGGTCAATTTCTTACCACCACTATTGCAAGTCCAACAATGCCATTTTTGGGTTTCCGTATTAACTTGGAGTTTTTGTTTGTGGTGATTGCAGAAAGGACAGTAAAATGCTAACTCATTCCCTTTGAGATTGAGATAACTACCTAAAACGCCAGTTAGGGTAGATACGACTATATTCTTATCATTTTGCTTCAACACGACTTAAATATACGACAAATATTTGATATTACCAAATATTTTACAGTCTATTTTCCTCTAAAAACCACTCATTTGGAATGATTTTGTCTGCATACTTATATCCGTTCTTTTCACACCAATCTCCATAGGTCGTTTTGGACTTTTTGGTGATTTTGTTCTTTGAATTGGAAAATACGAACCTAATGTCCATATTTGGGTTTTGTTCTTTAACCAATAAGTGTTTCTTACGGTCAGCTGCCACAAATCTACCTTTTGTCTCTATTCTAATACCATTGGGTAGTTTGAAATCGGGATGATAGTGGTGAGTGGATGCAGGAATTATGTATGGAACTTTTTCAGTTTCATACTCTACTTTAATTCCATAAGATTCTATTTGTTGAGAGATGGTTTCTTCTAAACCAGACTTAAATCCATATTTTTGTGCAACCCATTTCGGATTGTTCTTTTTTGTAACTTTTTTTGCCATTAAATTGGTTTATTTGTCCTTTTTAACTCCTAATGAGTATTTTTTTACATCATTAAAAGGGGCCCATCTGTTTCCACCTAAATCTCCTAATTGATATTTAGTTTTACCTTTTTTAGTTTCTAATGCTTTTATAGCATCGGAATCAATATCACCTTGTGGATTTCTTACCTCTTTTGAATATGGAGTTATATCTCTTTTTTGAGCATTCCAAGCTTTTTCATCTGGATTGCCTTTTGCAAATGAATTGTTTTTATTTGCTTCGTATAATTCTAAAATTTTTGACATGTTTATTTGTTTTTAATTATAAATATAAGATTATGTATCAAATCGTATAATAAAGTTTACAGGTAAATCAGGATACGATTTTATTGGTTGTGGTAATTTGGCCACCGCGACTAAATCACAATTGTCATCGTATAAACCAATAGTTGTAATAAATGGTGCAAGGAATGAACCTGTTGAATCTAAAGATGAACTATAATCGTATTGTTCAAAACCTCCGGAGATTGCAGTATTGTAACTTGAAACTATACTATAATCAATTACATTTCCGTTTTCCAATGTTGTTTTTTTCTTAATATATTTAACACCAGGGTATGTAGTTGTTTTGTATACTTTACCATCAGAGCCTGTAACGAATCCAGTTTCTCTTCCGACTTCTACTACCGCAGATGGATTTGTTGAAACATTAAATTCATCTTCATTTACTATAAGAAGATATTCGTGTTCGTAAATAGTTTCGGTAGATTTAAATGAAACACTCCAATCCGAAGTTAAAAGAGAATTTGTATTTCTTGTAAACACAATTACACCCTGTGAATAAAATATATTAC